GAACTCAACAAGGTGCTTGAGACAAAGAATCAGGCATACATTGATTCTATCATCAATAGAGTGTTTGACGACACTACTACTCTGGTAGAAGCAGCATCCGTATCCAGAGAACGCATGAGAATGATGCTTCTCACAACGGGTACAATCGTTATGGCATCCAATGGTCAGGCATACACCTACAACTATGGCCTTTCCAATGAACAGAAGCCAACAGTACAGACTTCATGGTCTAACACTTCGGCTGATATCGTTGGTGATATCCGCAAGTGGCAGGATGAAAGAGAAGATGCTACTGGTGTAAGACCAACAAGAGCGATGATGAGCCGCAAGACTTGGGGCTACATCACTAACAACCTCGGTATCAGAAATGGTGTTCACGGCAACAACGCAGGTGCTCCAATCACTACTGCACAAGCACAGCAGTACCTTGCTGCACAGCTTGATGGTCTTGAGTGCTATGTAAACTCCAAGAGATACAAGGATGAGTCTGGTACATCCCAGAAGTTTGTACCTGATGATACATTCGTTCTGTTCCCTGCAGGCAACCTTGGAAATACATGGTTCGGTACAACTCCAGAGGAATCCGACCTCATGGCATCCAGTGCAGTTGACAATGTATCTATTGTAGATACTGGCGTTGCAATCACTACGATGCGCAAGGCTGACCCTGTCAATGTAGAAACCAAGGTTACACAGATTTGTCTGCCGTCATTCGAGGCAGGAGACCAGGTGGTTATCGCTGATGTAATCGCATAGTTAGGAGGTAAAGCCATGTTAATAACCAAAAATGGCATTACCCTCAATGTGTCGAAGGGTGCGTACAACGCATCCTTCAAGGCACAGGGATGGGTAGAAGACAAGGATGGACAGGAAACTGTGAAGAATAATCCAACTCAGATGGCTCCACAGCCTGAAACCTCAGAAAATTCTGAGCTGTCCTTGGATAAAGAACCCGAAGAAGATGCTGACGCAAAAATTGACGATTTAAGCACCGAAAAAGACTCAACCAATACTTTAGTCACGGATGAGGAAAAAGACGCAGAGGCAGCCGAAAATGTGGCAGAAAATACTGTAGAAACACCTATCTCCGAGATGACAGTAAACGAACTGATTGAGTATGCTGATGAACACAATATTGACATCAGCGGTCTTCAGGGTAAAGCAAAAATCAGAGCTGCTATTGAAGCAAGCATGAAGTAAAGGAGTGATAACATGACTACAACACCAGAACTCATCCTCCGTATGAAATCTATACTGCGAGAGAATGATATGCCTATGTTCAGTGATGTAGAATTGGAATCAATCCTGCAAAATAGTGATTCTTTTGACATGGCTGTATACAAAGCAGCCATAATGAAGTCAGAGAACACCCAACTGGTTGTTAGTGGTGTAACTATTGCAGACACCTCTGCGTACTTTCTGAGAATAGCAAGAATGCACAGACCAAGCAATTCAGGTCAACTGAAAGGAGTGTAATATGCTGGTAAATGATGTTATGCTCCACAGGGTTGAGCAAAATATTGCTTGGAATGGTGAAACCTATGAATTATACAGAAGAGGTGTAAATGAATTCGGAGAAAAGTCCTTAACACCTGAGAAAATCAAGGAATTCAAAGGACTTTTCCACGATGGTTCTACAAATCACCAAAAGGTCACAGCAAATGACTCAGGTTACACCATTAACAAGACAGTGCCCTATATTCTGGTAAAATGGGATGATGCAAACGATGTGCTAATTGATGACGAAATCACCATAAATGAGCAGCTGTACAAAGTCACTGGCGTGGTAAATGTACAGCAACGCAACAGAGTTGGTGACATTTCTTTGGAGGTGTACGGTGAAATTTGATTCTACCAGTTTACGCAATGGTCTTAACAAACTCGAAGACAGAATGACTGTTGCAATACAGCTTTATGCTGACACCGCTGCAATTAAGTTGCAGAATTATGCTCAAGCCAATGCCCACTGGACTGACAGGTCTGGTTCTGCAAGGCAAAGGCTGAAAGGCTATCGGGAAACCAGAGCGGATGGCTATAGACTCAACATCGCCCACGGTGTTGACTACGGCATCTGGCTTGAATTGGCACATGAGAAAAGATACGCCATTTTACCAGAAACTATCAATCAGTGTAGTGGTGATATCATGAAGGGTTTTGAGAATTTGATGGGGAGGTTGAAGTAAATGAGCAGATGGTCAGATATATTCAACCACTTGAAAACTTCTGGCTTTAGTGTGTATTCTCCAGGAACTAAAAGTGGAGAATGTACCTCACCCTACATAGTGGTGAGAAGTGCAGGAATTACACAAGTTGAAACAGTCTCATCGAATAGAGCACTATATGATATATTGGTGTATATTCCAAAGAATCGGTATAGTGCCATGGAGCCATACTTGGATTCCGTAAAGGAGGCAATGGATGGGTTATTTCCAATGATAAGACCCACTCACACACAAACTACACCATATTTTGATGATGCAATTAAGGCATGGATGGTCTCAATTCAGTATCAAAATTATCAAAAGAAGACAAGGAGGTAAAGACATATGTCATTATCAAGAGGAACAGAAATTCCTACAATTGATGTGAATTTAGTCACTGTTTCCGTCAGCGGTGGTGCTGAAATCGCTATGGATACCGCATCTGAAGTCTCTGTAGAACCACAGATAGAGACAATTGATGCTGTAAAACTCATAGTGAAGGGTGTTTTGAAGGCTCAGAAACTTGAGACTTCCACACTCACTGGTCACCAGATTACTCTGACGGACAATGTTTTCACACCTGAGCTGGTAAAACTGCTGCAGGGTGGAACTATTGTGTACGACACAGAGGGCAGTGACCCTAACAAGATTATCGGTTACAGACCACCAGCTGTTGGTAGCAACGAAAAGGGTTCAATTTTCACTCTGAGATGCTATTCTGCACAGTACGACACATCGGGTCAGATTGTTCAGTATGAGAGAATCACATATCCGAACTGTCAGGGTGTTCCTGTTGCCTTTAGTGCTACAGACGGCACTTTCAGAGTCAACCAGTACACAATTAACAGTGCTCCATCAAATGGTCAGTCGCCATACGAAATTGACTATGTTGATGAATTGCCAACAATAGTGTAAGAGAGGGATTGAAAAATGAGCAATCAATTGAAGATTACAACACCTGATGAATTAAAGACCTTTGCAGATGGTGAAATTGTGGAACTTCCACCTTTTATCTCAGGACAAAAGCTGGTAGTCCGTATGAGACGACCATCAATGATGGTACTTATGAAGTCAGGAAAAATTCCGAATGCCTTGTTAAGTACAGCAAACTCGATTTTTGCTGAAAACGCAAACAAGGATTCTACACTCAATAATCCTGAATTTTTCAAGGAGATGCTGGAAATTATGGATATCATAGCAGAGGCATCCTTGTTAGAACCAACATTCAAGGATTTCAAAGATGCAGGACTGGAACTGACTGACGAACAATACATGGCTATATTCAACTACACACAAAGAGGTGTTCGTGCTCTTGAACCCTTTTGTAGCAAGTAGCAGAATTCTATCGGTGATTCGCATGTCTCAAATGTATGCATGTAAGCCCAGCGAGATTGTAAATATACAAGATGAGTATGAGGCTTTCTGCTTCAATGAGGCATGCGCACTGATAAAAGCCAACATTGAGGAGGAAAAACAGCCAAAATTCCGTAAGAAGTATGGCAGTTTCAAATCAATGTACAGAAGTTTTGAAAGGAGGTGACATAAATGCCAGTAGATGTTGGAAGTGCTGTAGGATATTTGGATTTAGACACATCGAAATTCAAAAAAGGATTCGATTCAGCACTGAAAGATTTGAGTGTCTTTGAGAGTAAGACCGCAACAGCCAGTGACAAACTTACAGCAATGGGCTCTGCTATGGGTTCTGCTGGTTCTACCATGACCAAGAGTGTAACTCTACCATTGGTTGGAATCGGTACTGCTTTCGTGGCAACTGCAGGCAAATTTGAGTCCTCAATGTCACAGGTACAAGCCACTATGGGTATTACCAAAGATACCATGGTAGAAGTCAACGGAGAATCCGTAAATGCTATGGAAGCATTGAGCGATGTAGCACAGAAGATGGGTGCTACTACAAAATTCTCTGCTTCAGAGGCAGCCGAGGGATTGAATTACATGGCTCTGGCTGGCTATGATGTACAAACTTCCATGGATATGTTGCCTACTGTACTGCAATTGGCTGCGGCTGGCTCTATGGAACTGGGAAGTGCTTCTGATATGGTAACGGATGCCCAGACAGCTTTGGGCTTATCATTAGAAGAAACAACAACCTTAGTTGACCAGATGGCTAAAACAGCATCGAGTTCAAACACCAGTGTAGCACAGTTGGGAGATGCAATACTCACCATCGGTGGTACAGCCAAGTTTATGGCAGGAGGCACAGAAGAACTCAACACTGTTCTTGGTGTTCTTGCAGACAATGGTATAAAGGCTGGCGAAGCAGGTACGCACCTCAGAAATATGCTGTTAAAGTTGTCAGACCCAACAGATGCAGGTGCTAATGCAATAGAAAACTTGGGCTTGCAGATATATGACTCTGAAGGTCATATGCGCAAATTTGCTGATATTTTTGGCGATTTGAATACTGCCATGAGTGATTTCACTGATGAAGAAAAGGTACAAACCCTTTCTGCCCTTTTCAACACCCGAGATGTTGCAGCAGCAACTGCTTTGATGGATACTTCAGCTGAAAGATGGGCTGAACTTCAAAATCAGATTGAGGGCGCATGGTATTCGAGTGAAAGTCTTGGCAAAGAACTCAAGAAACTGGGTTTAGACCTCAACAAATTGCAGACAAATGCATTCAAAGACCTTGGTGTTTCTGCTGAAGATTTCAACAGCATACTTGCATCTTCAAATGGTAATGCACAGAATTTCATTGATTCATTGTGGGAAGCATCAGATTCTGGTGTAGAATACAGCGATGTATTGAAAGCAATGGGCGGTGACCTGAAGTCATTACAAGAAGCCTTTGATAATACACAAGGTGCTGCAGGTCAGATGGCAGAAACCCAGTTGGACAACCTTACAGGACAATTGACAATTCTCAAGTCCTCTACAGAGGGTATGGCAATAGCATTTGGTAATCTCATGCTTCCAGCCATTAAAAAGGTCACTGAAGCCATCCAAGGCATCGTGGACTGGATTAACAATCTGAGCGAGAGCCAGAAAAAGGTGGTTTTGGTCATTGCGAGCACTATTGCAGCCATTGGCCCGTTGCTTTTAGTTGGTAGCAAGCTGATAAAGACAGGGTTGAGCATCGCAAAGGTGGTAAAAAACATAGGTGCGGTGACAACTGCTTTAACAGGGCCAATAGGTATTGTAATAGCAGTAGTTGCGGCTTTAGCATTGGCTTGGGCTACAGATTTTGGTGGCATCAGAGAATTCACAGAAAAATTTGTTGGCAAGGTTGTTGAACTTTTCACAACTTTGTGGGAAAAAGCCACAGAAATCTGGGACAATAACCTTTATGGCATTCAAACTATTGTAACTACTGTTATAGACATCATAGAAACTACATTCTCCAGTCTATTTGACATAATTCTGGGAGCGATGGATGTTTTCATGGGTCTATTCACTGGAGACTGGGAGAAAGTCAAAGAGGGTTTGGGTGAGATGCTTGATGGCTTGGTAAATCTCGTTACAGGAATCGGTGAA